TTTCATTTTTTAAAGGGAGGTCCCTTGGATTTTACTTATCTTCGTCTAAATTAACTATTTTTTTAACGACCTTTTTTAGATTAACGAGGTAAGTGTTAGTTATACTAACCAACCCTTAGGGTATTACTACTAGTTTTAACTTGGTTCCAATAAAATAACTTGGTTAATCTTTTAAAAAAAAAAATTGAAATTGAATGAAGAAAAAGTGCTTAAAGTTAAAATACTGCTATAATTCGAACACCTTTAAATGGCTACTCCTTCTAAAGAAACTTGTGAAATTGCTAAGGAAATCTTTTCTTGGATGATTTCTAATAACAAGTCTTATATCAATTATAACTGGTATAGAACTAACTATTGTGTTAAAAATAAAATTAAGCCTTATTTTTGTGATTTTGATGAAATTATGTCTTCATTAGGAGACTGTTTTATTAAAACTAATGTTAGTAGTATTAAATACCCTATTTTCGTATTTAGTAATCAAGAAGACATCTTCTCAGAACAATATAACTTTAGAATTTATACTAAATCTAATAGAATTCTTTTTGCTTATGACAAAAATTACGATTCCGAAGATGATTCAATTAAATATGTTTTTATTTGTGGTAATATGGATAAATTTATTAATTTTTGTGATGAAAGAGACTATAAATCATATACACTTACCCGTATGTTTGATATTGTCCCTCTTAAAACTATTTAATCTACTATGTATGTATTATGTGCTACATTTAAAGAATGACTCATAGCTTTACTATCTTCTTTCATTTCTTTTAGTATATCCTTATATTTACTAGTTAAATATATATGTCTTAATAAACTACTACTAATTTTTTTCGGATAAAATAGTTTGTAAAATACCTTAATTAAATCCATTGGTTTAACTAAGGCATTTCCTTTATAATCTACTAAAAATTCATTTGAAACTTTAGCAAATTTCAAATAGATTTTTATTATTTCTTCAAGTTCTTTTGGTATGTTTTGAAAAATACTGCCATAATTTTTTTTTGTCTTATAGTTATTATAAATAAATCTCTTATTTTTTAAATCCAAATAATTTAAATTTTTTGTTAAATCTTCTCCCCAATCCTTTTCTATTACCATCATTTGATAATCTTTATTTCTTCTAGGCGGAATTAAAGTAAATATTGATAAAACTAAATATTGTAATAGAGTTTCATATTGTTCTTCATTTAAACTATCATTTTTAATAAAACTATTAACTTTTTCTTTTAATTTATCTCGAATATCTAATACTTCTTTTTGAGTTAGCCAATTTTCTTTTTGTTTTTCACTTTTAACAGCAATAGGTGTTTTTGGTGATAATTCTTGATTTTTCTTTTTTACTAAATTATAATACTCTTCTTGTAATTTTTTATTTTTACCTGTTGATTCTAGTATTGAACTAATTGATATTAAATAATTTCTTTTAGTATTCTCGGAATAATTCTCTAATTTACTAAGTATATTCTCTTTATTTTTTAAAAAACTTAAATTTTTTAAAGGTTTATCATCATTTAATTTTTCTATGTTTCTTATATATAATTTTATACTACTTTCACTTAACCCTTTGTTTTTTAATTTTTCTATTAATTGTAATTTAAATTTATCCATTAAATTACAATTACTTTTATTTTTTATATGATTGTTTAGCGAGAACTAAAACATCTTTATATTTCATACTTGGATTTTGTGATTTTACACTAGCAACGTGAGTTAGCCATGGATTCACTTTTTTGCCTCCCGAAACACCTCCTCCCGACATACCTTTTCCTTTAGTTTTCTTACCTCCTACACCAGAGACTTCTGTTCCGCTAGGGGCTTCTTTAACAGCCATTTCATTCATTTTTTTCTCAGTTTCCTTTACGGTTTCTACACCTCCTGACATACCTGCTCCTGACATACCTGAACCTTTCTTCTTATATGTTCGTTTCTTTTTAGCGGCACCAGACATACCTTGACCGCTCATAGAACTAGAAGGCATAGCTTGTGTTGGAATTGAGTATGTTCCATCTAATACGTTTCTTACATATTCATCTACACCTGATTTCATACCTCCTACAATTCTTTTACTTTCATATCCTGAATCTAATGAACCTCCCATCATAACTGGTTCCCCTACGTGTGAAATATATTTTTGATTAATAGTTTCTATTTCATCTGCTATCCTTGTGTTATAACGATTTTTATAAGGCATTTATTATAATAATAATAAAGATTTATTTATTGTTAATATATTTACAATTTTTTAAATACCATTTCTAAGATTATAAGGTTTTAATAGATAATAATCATAAACGAAACCATTACCAGCTGAAGTTCTATTATCATTAGTTTCTAGTTCAAAACTAACACCAGAAGCAATTGCTGATAATTTAGGACTAGCATCAAATACTATAGCTCCTGGGACTGCTCTAGGAACTAATAGAACTCTTGTATTAGCTCTAATTCTTGTATCAGTAATAGTTAAAGCAGCATTGATAGCTACAGTAAAAGTAAAAGAACCACTTCCAATAACTAAATCAACTAAAGACATTTATAAATATAAATGAGAATTTAATTTAAAGCCTCATATCTTTTTTCTTAGCATAACCCATTGCTCCTAATGCTTGTGAAGCCATTTGTGCTCTCGGGTCATTTACAGCAGAAAGACCTGCTTTAACTACAGGAAGAACTTTAGATGCTACAGATTTAATTGTATCTAGGAAAGAACCGCCAACAATACGTTTCATTTCGTTCATAGAATAAGCTTGTTGAGAAGAGGCATCGAGAACTCCTTGTTTATCTAATATACCTGTGAATTGAGCTGAAGTTCCTCTTTCATTTACAAATACTCCAGAGTTCATAGTAATAATAACAATTTCTGGTTTAACAGTTTTACCTAATGTATTTTCAACATCTAATTGAATTTGAAGATTGAAGTTTCCTAAAGACCCTGGGGCATAGAAATCTTCGGTTATTTGAATATCTTTACCAAACTCTAAAATAAGAAGAGAACCTGATGTTCTAATAGGAGCGACGGCGGAACCTGATACGACTGAATTAGCACCACTTGCTTTACCTTGCCATTCATACCAAGATTGATTGCTACCATTTTCAACAGAGTATCTATAAAGGTCATAAGGAGAAGCACTTGATAGAATACCAGATTGGTTATTAAAGTTAATACTAATCTTTTTAATTGATAAGAAAGCGTCTGGGTCATCAGGTTTTTGGTCGGACATTGGTTTGCGAACAAAAATAACTAGTTTATCGGGAATTTGATTAAGTTGTAGAGAGGAAGTTTGAAGAGTTTTATTATTTCCATCAGAAAGGAAATCACTACTGCTATTAGTTAAATAACGGGGAAGTTCATAGTAAGGAACAACATTTCTAGCAGGTAAAAGGTCTGAAGGATGAGGAGTTAAAAAGTTAAAAATAAGTCTAGAATCTTTAAATGATACGAAAGAAACTTCTTTATTAGGGTCAGCACTACGCCAAACTCTATCTCCACTACCAATATTGAAAGTAAAATTCATATTTTGAATACCATAGAAACCTTGACTATTACTCATAGGTTTAGCAAAAATGAAAGGAGAAAGTAAAAGAGGTTCAACAACTTTAAATTGTACAAACGCTTGTTTTGCCGCTGCTCCATCTCCAGCTTCAATAGTATTATTATCTATCTCACCATCCATATTTAATGATGAACCTACTTTTTCTAAAAGCCAAGAACCTCTTGCTGAAAAATCATTGTTGTTATCGGTATTAGTCCAAGCACCTAAAGGATTATTATGAGCTCCGACTGCTTGGCTATAGTCAGCATAGGTATCAAAAGCAGTAGTAGTCATACCATTATAGCGAGCAAGTTCTGCCCTATCATTAAAACGAAGAATAGCAGGTAAAACATCACGCATATTAATAGAAACCGAAGAGTTATTAATAGTAGCAGTCATAACACTAGTTGCCTGATGAAGAGGGAAAGGTGATAAAGCATCACGTGTTCCATATTGAATAATCGGTTGTCCTAAAGGAAGTGGAGTAGCAGCAGGAACAACAATTTTAATAATAACAGTGCTTTCCCACATAACTCTACGGTCCACTATCGTCTGTTCTGACGGCACTTGGATATTATATACATGGGAACTTGTTGATTGTGAAACGGCATTAAACTGATTTACCGACATATTTTGTCCCCCTTTGAGAACTGCGTAATTAATAGTATCCGAACATAGTAATCGGGGATCCTTGACCAGCACTTTCGCAAAATCTGACATTTTATAATATAATTTAAGATAATATAATTTTCTTAATTTATATTTTTTTTTTTACCTAAGAGTTCAAAATGAATAGGAGATTTCGTATGCGTTGTAATGTTTCCTCTAGTTATTTGACGACCACATTCGCAAGTAATCTTTTCGGACTTATATAGTTTTAATTTATCTTTATTTAATTCTCTATATTCTTTTTGATATTCTTTTATTTTGTTTTGATTTTCTTGATTATATTCTTTTTGATATTTTATTTTGGATTCTTTATTGTTTTCGTAATTCTTCTTAATTCTATCTAATGTTTTCTGTTTGTTATCTAAATACCATTGTTCTTTACTTCTACCTTCAATCTGTCGATTTACCATATTTGGGTTGTCCATATGTAATCGTTGATAATATCCTTCGCGTAATATTAAATCACGCTTTTCATTATACTCATATTCTTCTAAAACTTCAATTTTACAGTTTTCAACTCCATATTCTTTAAATAAAAGTTTAGATGTTTTATTCATTAATAAACCCTGTCTCAAATAATCTTTAATATGACCTTTTAACCTTTCTTCAGGCGTCTTTTTAGTACAACCTAAGTAAAATAAAGGTCCTAATTCAGAATATACTCGATAAACAATACCTTTAGTCATTGTAAAAGTTTTCATTATCAATAAGGAGAATTTCTTTTAAATCTTTTTAAAAATCATCTGTTATACTAAATCCACTTGACCCTTCCAAAGCATTCCCTATACTAGCCATTGAATATTGTGAACTTCTGCTCTCAAAGAATGATGTTTTTGGAATTAGAGAGATACGTTCCATCCAGTCGAAACAATTGCTTACATTATATTCTTTATTAAATCCTAATTGAACTAAAAGTCTATCTGAAACATATTTTACATATTGTCCCATCAAATCCGCGTTCATTCCTATTAAATTTACTTTTAAACAATCTTTAACAAAATTTATCTCGAGTTCAACAGCTTCTTTTATAATTTTTAAAATTAAATCTCTATTATAATTTTCTCTGTAGTATTTTTTAAACATTTCTATAGCAAATTCTGTATGTAAGCTTTCATCTCTAGATATTAACTCATTACTAAATGTTAAACCCGCCATTAATCCTCTTTTTTTTAACCAATAAATAGAACAAAATGATGAACTAAAGAATATACCTTCTACACAAGCAAATGCTACAATTCGGTAAATAAAGTCTAAATCACTTCTCTGATATTTATTACAAAACTCGGCTTTTTTTTTAATATATTTATTATTCTCTATAGAATTAAAAAGTCGTGTCTTTTCATTCGTATCTTTTATATAAGTATCTATTAATAAACTATAGGTTTCAGAGTGAATATTTTCTATAGCTATTTGAAAACCATAAAAACATTTTGCTTCTAATGAAATTTCCTCATTCAAAAATCTCTCGGCTAAATTATCATTTACTAAAATATCACTAGAAGCAAAAAAACCCAATATATTTTTAATAAAATATTTTTCATCATTTGTTAATTTATTCCAATCTTCTAAATCTTTTGATAAATCTATTTCTTCCGCAGTCCAAAAAGAAGATAATGCTTTTTTATAATAAGACCAAGATAGTTCATCTTTTATAGGATAAATACAATATTTATTAGACAAGTCGCCGCTTTTAGCGGCGCGGCACTGGTTTATCGAAGATTCCCTCGGAGACTCGGTGTGAGATGAACGCAAACTCATTATGTATATTTTTATCAATATTTTTTATTCCAATCTATAGTTTCCGTAATTATCATCACGGTCATCATCATATTCTAATTCTTTTGGTTTAGCCATTCTTATATTTTTCATAACTAGTTTTTCTCTATTATTACTATTAGATTTTCTAATACCACCAATAGCTTTACCTTTACCTGTTTTTTTTAATCCTTTTCTTAGTGCTTCAACATATACTCTTTCTTTTATATATTGTGGTTGTTTTAATTGGTCTAAAGTATGAGTTATTAATATGTTTTCTAATTTTTTTTGTAATTCCGCATCACTCCAAGGTTTTATTTCTGGAAAAGCATAGCTTAAAGCTCTTTTTCTTTCATCTGCGGTTAATGATCTTGATATCCATTCTGGAATATCTCTTACCATTTCTTGTTCTCTCCGTGCTTTTAATACTTCAGGGTCTATTTCTGGTTCATCAAAAATACTAGGACGTTTAGATTTTTTTTCCGGAGTTTTACTAGAAGAAGCAGGAACCTCAACTTCTGGATTATAATTTTGACCATATATATCTCTATATTCCATTTGTAATCTTGTTAAAGTTCCAACTTTATTTCTTCTTACACGTTCTAAATCTATTTTTCTCGTTTCATCTTTTTCTTGGTCTATTTCTCTTTGTAATTGTATTGTTTCATCATAAGTATTTTCTATTTGAGTTCGTAAATCTTCTTGTTCTACTTCAGTTTGAGTTGGAGGCGGAACAATAATTTTTGGAGGTGCTAGTTTAACTATTGGAGCTTTATATATTTGACCTGTTAATTCTTTATATCTTGCCATTAATGCTTTTCTTTGTGATATAAGTTCAGCACTTGTAGATTGTTTAGACATTAAATCTAAAGTATTTTTAATTCGTTCAATTACTTCTTCTTTACTTGGTTCTTCTTCTGGTGGAATATCTTGAAATTCTTCTTCGGTTCCTTCGGTTCCTTCGGTTCCTTGAGTGCCTAAAGTTGCTTCAATTCCTGATGGTTGAAGCGATAAACTACTTGAATAGCCTCTTGGTAAGCCTAAACCAGATTCTGTTAATAAAGCAGAACCCATTTCACCTTCTTCTTGTTTTTCGCGAGGTAAAGGATCACCACTCGATCGTGGAGGTGGAGGTTGTCCATCATCTGGATTATCACGAGGGTCATCATCAGGTCTAGAACTTTCTGTAGTTCTACTAAACGCATCGGATTCATCATCATCATCTGGTCCTTCAAAAAGAAAATTATTAAATCCTACTAAATTATTTCTAAGTTCATCGGCGAATTCTCTTGAGAAATATTCTTCACCATTAGTTTTAATTTCATTAAATTCAGTATCAAATTCACCTTTAGTAATAGGTCTAATATTTGAAACAAATAATCTATCTTTAATTAATTTTACTAATGTAAATAATTTTAATAATAATTTAATAACATTAAATGTTTCTTTCATTGGAGCACCATATCTCTCCGTATCAACAAAAAATATTGTTCCTTGGTAATTTATAGTTTCATTAACAACTTTAAATAATTCTTGGATAGGACTACTTAATGATTGTATATTAGTAAGCATTTCATCTCTAGAATTTTGTGTATTTGATGGATTTATATAATTAGAACTTATCATATTCCAATCAATAGTCATTGGAACAATTGAAACTGCTTGTAAAAATTCTGCTTTTCTACTTTTATATAAAGGCACCAATGCTATTGCGTTCATACTTCTTTCTATATTAATTAGTAAAGCATTTACAAATTTTTCTACTATATCTTTTCTAGATTCATCATTAGGATTTGTAATAGGTTGTTCTTCACCCATCATTGCTACTTGTTGTTTTTCAATACTAAATACTCTTCTATTTACATTCAAATCTTCCTCCAATGCTTCTCGATTTTGTCTTGCTCTTAATCTTATAGACGTCATTTATATTATATATTTATATAATTTAAACTGAATATAAAATTTGTTTTACTATATAGTCTTTATGGCCTCGGCCAGAGGCCTCGACCACTCCCAGAGTGGCTCGTTCTATTATATAGGGTTTTTTAAAATAATCAACATTACTTACAGTAATACCTATGTCTTTCTTATATTTTCTTAATTGACTTAGTTGTTTTTGCGAAAGAAAATTTAGAGGTAGAACTAACATTGTGTTTTTTATTCATATGATGATTTTTATTTATATAATATTCTCCGCATAAATCACAAGTTTGTATAATAAAACTAGTATTATTATTTAAACAATAATCTATATGTTTTTTAGTATTATAATGTTGATAAGGATAACCATAGGTTAAAAAAGAACCACAGACACATATTCTATCCATTAATTAATTACTAAATATATTTTAGTATTTAGTATTTAGTTATTTTTAGTTCTAGGAGGAAATTTGCGGAAAGCGGAAATTTGATGAGACTTTTTGAAAATTTTGAAATTTTTTGAAAAAAAAATTTTTTTGACGAAATTCAATCAAAATTTCCGCAATTTCTCCAGATTACACCCTAAACAGGTTTTTTATTAGGCATATACGCCCAACAGATTAAACTGAGTGCTGCTCTATATGTTGGATTTTTATCATACTGAACTAAAGCTCTACTAATATATCCAAAACGTTTCTTTTCCCATTCTTCGTTTAACTTACCATTATTATTCATATAGTATGTTAAAAATCCTTTAGGACTTCTTGCTACTTCTGAAACTTTATAACGTTCCATTTCAGGAATATATGGTTTGATTTCACTTGGTTTCATTAATGGAAATTTCATCTTTTTTAATATCTAATGATATTTCTTTTAAATTAGCAGATGATTTACTAGATTCTAAAGTTAATTCTGAACCACAACACTTACTTTTTGTAATTCTACGAAGAAACTTATCTATAATGAGCAATACATTGATTACAACACTAGACACTAGAAGGGCTGTTTGACTGTCCATTTAATATTAATATAGATTTATTTATTCTCTAACGCCTCTAATCTTTCTAATATATTGCTAATAGTCTCCTCTTGCGTCTCGCAACGCGAGACCAGTGCCGCGCCTGCGGCGACTTGTGCTAAATTAGTTAATTCCAATGCCTCTATTTGTGCTTTCTGTTCTTGAATAATTTTATGTAATTCTTGAATTGCCCCGACTGCCTCGGTAAATATTAATTCTTTTTGAACTATCTTAAAGTCGTCAAAATGTTCTATAGTCTCATATGTCCCGTCGCGATTTGATTTTTGTATTGAGAATGGTATAGTTTTAACGGCATTAGGTATTATTTGTTCTACTTGTTGTGCTATAAAACCGTAGTTTGACGTATCATCTTTATTACAATATTTGACAAAATTCTCTGTATAATCATAGTGTTTAACTTGTAATGCTAAAATATGATTAAGATTATCTTCTGTATTAGCATCTACTATATTCTCTTTAATACGTTGGTCAGAAGGCACTGGCACATTGTTAGCGAGAACATTACCATTTACGTGTAATTTTTGTGTAGGAGTTATATCAATACCTACATTCCCGACTGGGTCTAATATATAGTTTCCAGAGGCATCATTAAAGAAATAATTAATTTGACCCGCTAAATTAGCCATTTCAATTACTGAAGCACTATCTCCAGCACTTAAAGCATCGATTCTGAATCTTCCTACAATTTGTAATCTATTCGTAGGAGTATTCGTTCCAATACCTACGTTTCCGTCTCTTGTTAAATTCATAACATCTCGAATAAATGAACCTGTGTTATTGTAAGAATATATACTAAGCATATTACCACCATTTCCTACACCTGTTTCGTCTTCATTAATTCCTATGTTCCATTTCAAAAAGTTTTTAGTTTGGAATCCTATATATCTACTACCATCTGTAGCAATTGAAGTAGGCTTATTCATTATTATAGCACCTAATGGAGTTAATGCGGCATTAATTTCAAATTTAGTGCTAGGTGTGGTTGTTCCAATACCTACATTACCGTTTCCATCTACAGTTAATCTATTAAGATTAGCGCCTGGTTGGAAAACATTGAAATTACCACCATTATTTCTTAATAACCAAAATGAACTATTATTACCTGGTAATAAACCAATTTGACCTATGGTTCCACTACTATTACCTAATGATAATAAATAAGGTGGTGATGTTGTTCCAATACCTACATTACCATTAGCAGTTATAGTTAAAGCAGGTGTATTATTATTATTTACGTGAAAATTAAAGTCATTAGTTTGATTATTGTAATGAATTCTACCTTTCTTATTTGTTGTAGCATCTCCAAAAGATAAACGAGATTCCTGTGTTGTTCCTGATTCCATACGAATTTCTCCATTACCAGCACTATAAACAACTAAACCACCGCTATTTATTTGTGCTACTTCAGCACTATTGATAATATGTTTAATTTTACTATTTACACTTTGATTTGAATATAATAACATTGAGTTCGCATCTAAAGCATCTCTTGCCATACCAGCATTTATTATAGTGCCTGCTACATCTGTTAGTTTGAAATCTTCGGCTGAAACATTATCGAAACTAGCATCTGTGCCGAATAATGGACCTGTTAGTGTGCCTCCTGTAAGTGGTAGATAAGGTAATGGCGGAATAACTGGTGGTGGTAAATTATTATATGTAATTGCCGTAATTTGGTCTACTAAAATACTTGAGGCTTTCGTGTAGAATTGTAAAGTATTCTCATTAATATTAGATAAAATTCTTCTAGATACATTATCATTATTTATATAAACATTTGAAATCCAGTTTGAATAGACTGTAGGTATAATAGGTGAAGATTGAATAGAAGGGTCCCAATCATAGGAACCAAATTCATTATAAAATAAAATGGTTCTGGTATTGGTTCCAGTGTAATCAATTAAAAATTCAGTTAGTCCATTTGTAGAAGTATCCGTGTATTGTCCGTAAAGGTTATTATACGCACTATTATTTATACTAATAGGAGATGTTGTAGATATTAAAGTGCCTGCTGAAGCATCATAAATCGCACCTCTAACTGCGGTTTTGTTTATATCAGTATATTCAAGACATATTACAATATAAGCATTGATAGGGTCATTATTAACGTCTGTTAATTGAAGTAATCTTACACTATGAACTACTCCACTATAACTATTAGTTAATACGCCAGTGGGTTTTATATCCTTAATATATGTATCATTTCGTAAATTAGAACCTACCTGACTTTCCATAAATGTTTCAAATGTAGAACCACCCGCACCTTGACTATAGTTAGCAAGAGTAGCCGAAAGAAATTGTAGTGTAGCATAGTTGCCTAACGTAGTGCTTAATTGAGTATTTGTAGGGTAATTATTGAAAGTATTATTAATATAACTAAGTGTTCCATAATTGCCTAACGTAGTGCTTAATTGAGTATTTGTAGGGTAATTATTGAAAGTATTATTAATATAACTAAGTGTTCCATAATTGCCTAACGTCGTTGTTAAGGCACTATTTGTTGAGTAATTGGCTAATGTGGCATTCAAGGCATAGTTATTGAAAGTGCCATTTACATAGTTTAGAGTTGAATAGTTTCCAAGAGTGCTTGTTAAGAAATTATTTGTTGGATAATTGGCTAATGTAGCATTCAAGGCATAGTTATTGAAAGTGCCATTTACATAGTTTAGAGTTGAATAGTTTCCTAATGTAGTGCTTAGTGTTGATAAATCTACATAATTGCTTCTAATAATTGTAATTTCATTTTCTTCAGCATTGAATTCAGTCGGTATACTCGGTAATAGAGAAGCAGAAACATTCGCATCTACAAAGGAAACTGGATTATAACCTGCGGAAACATAAGCAGCCGCACCTGCCGTAGTAATACCAACTTGAACTCCTGTAGCATTCGCCGCAAGACCCCAACCAGCCCTATAGAATTGGTCTATGGTTGCTACATTATTATAGGCATAAACTGGGAGACTAGATGACCGTCCAACAACACTTGTATCAAGTGATAAGCAACCTTTACCTCCAAATGGACTAGTTGTGTGTCTATTTGTAAATCTGTTATTTAAAATAAATACATCCTTGATAGTGTTATAAGCATTTACAAGAGAACCACCAAAAAATACAACGAAAGCATTACTTTCATTCATAACGTTATCTTTAATGATGTAAGTTAAACCATTCGTATTACCACGGAATGACTCGACATTTACAAACTGAATGGCTACACCTGTAGAAGTATTACCAATAATATTTATAGTTCCTAATTTAGTATCTGCTACGGATGTCTCGAGAACGTGAATAAGACGATTAGCAGTATCTATAGTTTGATTGAACGTATTTTTATAAACAAATGAGTTTCCTGCTGACCTATAAATACTAATAGCACGTCTTGTGGTTCCTGCGGATTGAGTTTCAAAAAGACAATTGGCTACAACCCAATTCAACCCACGCATAACTATACCAAACTTATTATAGATTACTCGGCAATTCGCGACAATAGGATTTACTACATTACCACCGCTTGAGTTTGTAAAGGTTAATGCGAAGTTATCGCTTATAGTTGATGTGAAATTAATAGTTAAATTATTAAACATTACATAATCGGCTTGAACTGTTAATAAGAATGTTAAACTTGGAGAACCTGTTGCGTTTCGAA